CCAGTTAGTGAATATAATTCACAACTTTGGAATTCTGGTATTGAGGCAAACAAAGAGATTGCTCGTAAACAGAAACGTAGGTTGACTTACATTTCTAATGTTTACGTTATCAAAGATCCTGCCAATCCTCAGAACGAAGGTACTATTCGTTTGTACAAGTTTGGTAAGAAGATTTGGGATAAACTTAACGATAAGATGAATCCCCAATTCGAAGATGAGACTCCAGTAAACCCATTTGATTTATGGGAAGGATGTAATTTCAAAATCAAGATTCGTAAGTTGGATGGTTTTTCCAATTATGATAAGAGTGAATTTGAAAACCCATCACCTCTTCATGAAGATGAATCTAAGATGGAAGAAATCTGGAAGGGTGAACATTCTTTGGAAGAGTTTACAGATCAAAAGAATTTCAAGTCTTATGCAGAATTGAAAGAGAAGATGGAACGTGTTTTAGGTCTTACAACCGGAACAAACGAAGTTCCTTCTGATGTACCTTTTGATGGTGGTAAACCTATGACTGCTGAACAAGCAGCTGTTACACCACCTGAAACTGCAACACCTGTTGTAGCAGAAACTGCAGGAGATTCAGAAGAATATTCTTACTTTGCAAAATTAGCTGAGCAAGATTAATGTCTAGTGAAAATAATACTATGTATGGATTTTGGTTTTGTGTAATAGTTTTATTACTTAGTGTTGCTTGTTGGGGATCACCTGATTTAGTCGATGCTTGGATATACTATTTGTCAGATGGATTTTATAAATCTAGTTAATTACCAACTAGTGACTCATCTTTACTATTGGGATTAGGGGGAGCGCCTGGGAATAAAGCTGCTGAACTATTATTTACTTGAGCAGAGTTATTAGTTTGAACAAAAATAGGTCTTCCAGTTCTAGCAGCTTCAGCGGTTTGGACTTGTAATTGGGCTAACATTTGACCACTTACAAGTCCTTCTGTTGCTGCTGAGAAGGCTTTTAGTTTGTCCATATCAGTTGCACCTAGAAACTTATCAAGACTATCTCCTATCTTTTCTAGATTATCACTATCGAAAGCATCAAATGCATTTGCAAGTGCTGTAACTCCCATACCTGCTTGAGATAGTCCCGGTCCTATTTCAGCAAACTTTTTAAATTTTTCAACAGGATCAGATGCACCTATCCATTTTCCAAAAGCATCTCCAAGACTTGAGAGAAAAGAACCGCCACCAAATGCCATTAATCCAGTTCCCAAAGATCTAATTCCATCTCCAACCAATGCGAAGTTTGTTGCATCAATTGCTCCAAATTTCTTTACGGAATCAGCAACACCATCTAATGCCCCAGCTTTTTCAGGAAAAAGAAGTTCTGCTACTTTACTACCGCCTCCAAAAATAGCTAATCCTAAACCAACTTTTTGCATTCCTGCACCAACTGCTGCAAGATTTCCAGGTTCAAGATCTGCAAACTTTTTAACTGAATTTGCTATTTTTTCTAGGTCTTCTGAAGAAGGCATAGTGGCACCAGCAACCATAGCACCAACAGAAAATAGTGCAAGACCACCGGCTAAAGCTCCAAGTCCTAAAGCAACTTTTGCCATATTACCAGCATCAAGGCCAGCTAATCGTTCTATTCCATCAACTATAGAATCTATTACAGTTGCTATTGTATCACCAATAGTTTTAATAACTTTTGATATACCATCAAATATAGATGTAAGAATTTTATCAACATTTTCCATGACGGCTATTATAACATCACCCGTCTTTTGAATTATTGCACTAATTTCTTGAAGAGCAATACCAAGAACATCTAATACTTTTTGAAGAGTTACATTGAAGACAGGATCGGTAATAATATCTTTTATTACTTTGAATATATCTATAATTACTGGATGTAATGCTTTAATTACAACTGCTAACCCCTCAAAGAACTTAGTAATAAACGGCCCCATATTTCTGACCATATTACCAAATCCCTCTAAAACTTTTTGAAGGATAGTTCCAATTGCCTCTCCAAGTGATTCGATTATACCAGTAACAAATTCTAAAGCTTTACCTTCACCGGCAATCATTGAGAATACTTTAAATGCAGCGGCTAGTCCTGCGGCCATTATTGGAAGGGAAACGGCCATAGTAGTTACACCTATTAATACCATAGGATTAGCAAATGATGCTAGTCCACTAGATAGACCTTTTAGAAAACCACCAATTCCTTTTCCTGCTGTCTTCATACTTCTACCCATTGCACCAATAGGATTCATTATAGCTTTACCCATCTTAGAGAAAAAACCACCAGCCTTTTTTTCTTCTACTTTTGCGTCTGGTACAGAGCCACCACCATCATCATCTTTAACTCTAGCAGCTTCTCTAGCAGCTTCTCTCGCATCAGCTAAAGCATCAGCAGATATCTCAAGCATTGATTGAAGAGTTTGAAGTTGCACTTGTTGGATTTGAATTTGCTCATTACCAAGTGTATATCGGTCTTCATTGCCTTCAGTTAGTTTTTCTGTTACGTCATCTAGAGTTTTGGCCATTTATTTTCCTTACCTATGTTTTGCATTTTCTGCTCTCACTCTTTCATTCTCTTCTTGAATCCATTTTTGTAATAACATTACATATATCTGTCTTTCAAATGGCATCATATTTTCCAATTCTGTTAGACTCCACTTATGGTGCTGAATCATGGCGAAGTTTGTTTGGAAATGGTTCGCCAAGGAATCGTGATTCAGCGCTATCCGAAAAAAGAGTCTACACCTGCTAGTACTAGGGGTTTCAACTTTTTACATTTTGGACATATCCAATTTATTTCATGTTGTAATCTTGGCATTGATTCAAAAAAGTCTCTTACTTTACCAAATTGTCCAGAACTAAGAGATTCAATAAAATCATCCAATTCCTTTTTAGTAGAATCTTTTGCTTTGTAAATATCATCACCGTCCCAGATGTAATCAATACACTCAGAAATTAATTTAAAAACATTATCAGCAGATATACTTTCACCCGCTGTAGCATATTTATTTACTAGGTCAACATTAGGATATTTTAATTTCACTCCAATATCTTTAGTAACCTGTATTTCTGAAGATTTAGCTCCTGAAGTATCAACCTTTATTTCATCGATATCAATATCTACTTCATGAAAATCTTCTGGATCAGCTTCCTTACAACATTTTAATTCTTCTGGTCTTGGAACTTTTACAGTTATTTTTTCACCAACGGATTTACCCCTAAGATGTAGAAAGAAATATTCAATATCAAAAGGTGCTAGTTCTTTGGTTTTAATCTTTCCTTCACTACAAGATTCAATAATCTGTTGCATAGCAGTACCCATTGAAGCTTCAGAACCACTTTCCAATGCCATTAATAATGTCTTTTCTTCCTTTACAAGAAATGGTCTATATTTAACCTTTTGTCCTGTAGATGGAATTTTCAATTCATAAGTCGGTGTTACCACTTTTGGTAATGCCATAATATTCTCCTATAATAAAATAATTATATTAAGTTTCAATTTCCCATTTTTTATATACAATGTCTACACTAAAATCTATTAGTTCGTTACTTTCCCATCCCATTTCTATAGCACTGATTCCTTTAGGCCACGCATCTACTAATTTTACCACATGTCTAGGATTAACACCTTCTTGATCCGTTTCATCATAAGCTGAAATTTTAACAGTTCCCTTGAAATCATCATAATAATTCATATTATAATTATCGGTACTTTGAATCAATTCAAGCCAATGGTGCCAATATTTACGAGCTGGAAACTTTCCCGTTTCTAGAAAGGTAATTGATACGGCCTCACCAGGAGGTATTTCATAAGGAATTTCTAAACCATATTTTCCACCGTATCTAAAATTAGTTGTTCCCATAGTTCTAGCTGGAAAACTTACTTGTTTAACAAGAAATTCAATATTTACTGGAACATGCATATTTGAAGGTGGTACTATTTGAACAGTATATCTATTTTTTCTTATGAAACTTCCTAGACCATCTACTTTGGCCTTGAAATCATCAATTGTGAATGGTGCTGCCATTAGAACATTCCTCCGCTATGTGCCCATACTTGTTTCTTAGTTGCTTTCTTAAATCTCTCTACTGGTAGAAAGAGTGCTACTTCCCACTCATCTGCATTAATAAGAACAAATTTAGATCTAGTTTTATTTAAAAGATATCTATGTATTGTGGGTTTTGCTCTTGGTATTTTAGAGAAACCTTTTAACATATCGTATGATAATCTTAATCTAGTAGTTTCATCATACTTTTTATTGTTCGTAAACATCTTAAGTTGATCCATTAATATAGCTCTATCTTTCGGTCTAAGATAATGGAAGTTCAATCCTAAAAATCCATCAGAATATTTCTCAATAGGAAAAACTAAAGGAAAGGTATCATACCAGGGAAGTTTATCCTTCCACTTAGGATTATAAGAAAAGAAATACATTTTTCCCAATATAGCACTTGCTTGATCATCACCTTGTCTACTAAGAATTTTTTCTGGTGTTTCTCCAGAGAAAGCACCTCTTGTTCTATTGACAATTGAACGAAACCAATCACCCGCTGCTCTTGCTCTGGCAGTTACTTGATTGGTTCTAATTGCGTCTTTTAATTTATCTAAATATGTTTCTTCTTCTGTTGTAGCCATAGTATAACTATTTAGTATTGTTCAGAATATCTTCAGTTATAATTTGCCATTTCCATCCTTTATTTTCACAGAATTCAGCAGCCGCTTTCCATTTAGCTTCATTTATTCCCCATGTTTTTACTTCTTTAAGGTATCTTCTTTTGTGTTTAGGGTTTGGCTTGGGGGGTTTGGTTTGTTTCTTTGGTTTAATCTCAATTAAAGATTCACCCTTAGTGGTTTTAACCCAAAAATCTGGGTAATATCTATGTAATCTGTTGTCAATGGGGGAACGATAGGGTATAATAACTTCTTCACTAGACCAAAGCAAGACTTCAGGTTGTCGATCCAGATATTTCATAAACTTTAATTCCCAACCAGACCGATAAACTATATTTGTATGATCACCTTTGTATTTTTTATAGTTCTGTGGACGAAATTTTCCTTTGTATGCCATATAAATATATAGATAGTTCAATAATACCAATTAAATAATAAGGAGAAATAATGGCCGGCGGACCTCCTGGGGTAATGAATCCCCCACCAGCACCAGCATCTACAGAACCAGATTATTATCAATATCCTTCTACTATTGGAGGTAACTCAAGTGATATTGATAATTATATGATGTTCACTGCGACAAATTTTAAAACTCAACAACGAACACTTAATGTAGCAATGTATATTCCTGGCGGTGCATTAAATACTACTTATAAATCAGACTATGAAGCAGTAGAATTAGGTGGACTTGGGGCCGCGGCTGCAGATACCGCAAAAGCAGTAGAAAAGGCAGCATCATCAGGTAATTTTAGTGTAGATAGTTTTATGTCTCTTATCGGAGCAGGATCATCAGCACTGGCTAGTGAGGGAACATCGGTTGGATTACTTAAAGCTGGTGCAAAGATGGGAGATGGAGCAAGAGTTATAATGGAACAAAATCAAGGAGCTATACTTAATCCATTTCTCACTGCTGCGTATAAAGGTCCTTCTGATATGAGGACACATAATTTTGATTTTCAAATGAATCCCCAAAATAAGGATGAATCTAAGAATTGTTTAAAAATTACTAATGCATTTAAAAAGTCTATGTTACCTTCTCATGCAGGAGGAGATAGTACAACCGCACCTTCAATGTTATTTGGATATCCTGATACCTTTGAAATTGATTTTTATATTGATGGTCGTCCTTTACCAAAACAAAATAATCCTATGTTTAATATAGGAAAATCTGTATTAACTTCTTGTGAATTAAATTTCGATACAGAAAATGTACCTCTATTTTTTGCAGGAACACAATACCCAGTAACCATATCGATGAAACTTGCGTTTATGGAAACAGAGGTATTGTATAGAGAAAAAATAGATCAAGGGTTTTAATAGGAGAAAATAACTATGTCTGAATATTTTGCACATTATCCACAAATTAATTATGATATGACAGGCGTAAAGCCCATAAAGACAAAAACCGCTATTAATATTATGGTTAAAGCTAAAATAAGGAAACTCCTTACTAGTTCTATTGTTAATTATTTTCCTTATACAATACCAGAATCAGAACGACCTGATATAACCGCATATAAACAATATGGTGATGTAAAATATACATGGTTAATTTTTTTAATTAATGATATACAAGATCCTCTTTTTGATTGGCCATTGAATTCTAGAGAGTTTGGAAATTATATTAAAGACAAATATGGTTCTCTCAATTATGCACAAAATAACGTACATCATTATGAACAAATTATTAGAACAAGAACAGAAGCAACTGGAACAACAGATCCACTACCTGAGAAAAAAATTGAAGTTGATGTAACAACTTATAATGCACTCGCTGAAGCAGATAGAAATATTGTATATCATTATGAGTGGGAAGTGAATCGAAATGAGGATAAACGTGAAATTAAGTTAATTGATAAGAGATATGTTGCAGACATACTTTCTGAACATGCGGAGAAACTTGAATAATGGCTGATACGTGGACTGTTATTGATAGAGGGAATAAGGGTGTAGGTGTAACTCCTGAAACCTCTAATCATGGAACTAAATCCGATTTTTTAAAAGATCCGAAACTGGGCCAACTCCCTTCCTTTCCTGGTGATTTTGAACTTCAAAAACTTACCCTTGAATCTCCCCACAGAAAGGGTTTCATAGATTTAAAAGGTGCTTGGTCGGATTTTAATATCTATGAAAGTCTTTTTTCTCCATATCTTACCGCAGATATACAACTATCAGATGGTGTGGGATTAATGGAAAGTGTTCCTATTATTGGCGAAGAAACTATACACTTTCAAGCAAAAACAAAAGGCATTGTAAGAGATAGATCACCTAAAAATAATTTTCCTGGGCCATTTGAAGGTAGTCAAAATGAAGGAAGAATTAGTTTATCGTTTAGAGTAGTTAAAATTAATGATATTGTTAAACTTAATGATCAGATGTTGACTTATAGATTATCTTTAGTTTCTGAAGAAGCTATTATAAACATAAAACAAAAAGTTAGGAAATCAGCATTAGATCCTGTCGATTTTAAACCAAGTAGAATATCTGATGTAGTTAAAAGACTTTATAAACAATATTTTAAAAAAGATAGACCTCATGCTAAAAAAATCTTTATTGAGCCCACTAAAAATAATACAGATTTAATTATACCAAATCAAACCCCATTTAAAGCCTTTAATTTTTTAGCATCAAGGGCAGTTGCAAATGAAAAACATGCAGTTGGATCTAGTTTTGTTTTTTATGAGTCAATAAGAGGATTCTTTTTTATTTCTATGGAAACTCTTATGGTGGGTGGTGGTTTAGGATATCGTACTCCTGAAGCACAAGGTCCACCCAGCATGCAGCAACAAAATGTAGAACCTGTATATAATAGGCTAGATGATCCTGTTAAAGAAACTTATGTAGTTCAACCGAAAAGATTAGGTGCTCAATCTAATGAACCTAAAAATGTTGCAGTAGAAATGACAGCTGTTGATTCATATCAATTTTCTTCTAATTTTGATGTTTTGAAAAATTTACAAAATGGTATGTATGCAAATAGATTACTTACACATGATTTAATTAGAATGAAATATGATACATTAGATTTTAATTTGGTAGATAAATTGGCATTAAAACAAAAAATAAGAACAGTAGATGGTGGTGCCGAAGAAGTAAAGGAGTATCAACGACAAGCACATGATGCTAAAAACCTTTCGGATGGTTTTACTCATGTAGGAGAAGGAAAATTGGCCACAGAAAAACAAGATGCACTAGGTTCACCCGAATCAAAGATAGCATTTTATCCTACTAATTTTAATCATGATAATATATTTAAAGAGGCAATAGGAACAGCAGGAGTTCATGGTGAACCAAAAGATGATGCAAGGAATAATATTCAACCAAATAGAGTAGAACAATGGATGCAATCACGTATGGTACAAAGTCAACAGATGAATAATATTAAATTGAATATTAGGGCGCCTGGACTTTCTACTAGAATGGTAGGAGATTTAATTGAATTTAAATTGCCTACACAATATGTTGAAGATAGAGATGGAATTACACAATCTTCACAGCACACATATTTAAGTGGATATTATTTAATTACTAAGTTACGACATCATTTCACTAGAGAAAAATATGATATAGAATTTGAAGCAATAAAAGATTCATTGAATAAATCAGTTGGTAAAGATAGGTCAACCGAGAGTCCGGGACACGGTACAATGGTGGGGAAAGATTCTCCTGAAGCATTAGCTGAATCAGGACGAATGAAGGGTCAATCTGGAAGATAGGATATAATATATGTCATACTTTATGGGAAAAGAGGGATTTGTTTGGTGGCAAGGAGTTGTCGAAGATCGCCATGATCCGCTTTATCTTGGACGATGTAGAATTAGAATATTAGGATGGCATTCAGATAATAAAGCTGATCAACCAACTATTGGTTTGCCGTGGGCGTATCCTGTTGCACCAATTACTTCTGCTAGCCAAACAGGAGTAGGTACATCTCCATTAGGCCCAGTTGAAGGAACATGGGTTATAGGATTTTATCGTGATGGTGAAGCGGGACAAGAGCCAATGTTTTTTGGAACACTTGGTGGTATTCCTGAATTAGATGCAAAAGGTATTAATAATGATGGAACTACAACCGGCGGAAAGGGGTTTCTTGATCCAAGATTAGCAGGTGGAGATGTAGCAGGCCATGCTGCTTATGAAGATGAGATGGGACCTAGAGATTTAATGTTTAAAGAAAGTGCAAAATTAGTTCCAAGAGAACCCGCTACTATTATACATAATGCTAATCCTAATCCCTCAGAAGATCCAAAAACAGTTGAAATTTCTTCAGGTGTTACTTTCAAACATACGGCAGTAAGAAGTTTAATAAGTAAAACTGGAATATCAACTCCAAATGCACCATATACTGTTAAAGTTGTAGAACAACCAATACGTTCAACATATCCTAATACTGGTTTAGCAAATACACAACTTTCTTCTACAAGGGTTACAAACTATTTAAAAGAACCCACTACAAATAGATTAGCTAGAGGTATGCATGGAAATACCGATACAGGAAATCCTTTAACATCAGGAATTGTTTTTGAAAAAGAACAGAATAGATTCATAGGTCAAGTCGGTATTCCTACAGCAGATGGTAAAACTTGGGATGAGCCAGCAATTCCATATAAAGCAGTTTATCCATATAATCATGTTCATCAAACAGAAAGTGGACATATTATTGAAATGGATGATACTCCAAATAATGAAAGATTACATTGGTATCATCGAACAGGCACATTTACAGAAATACATCCTGTTGGAGTTAAAGTTGATAAGATAGTAAACAATTATTATAATATTATTTTAGGTGCAAGATATACACATATTGAAGCAAGTGATTATACAACAATTGATGGTTCACAAGAAAATCTTGTTCTTGGTAATAGAGTAGATAGAGTTGATGGTGATTATTCTGTTGCAGTGGGTAAAGGAAGATTTGCCGTTAATAATACACAAGGAGCAATTAATTTATCAGCTTCAAAGATAAACGTAAAAGCCTCAGATGAACTTATATTAAGTGCGAACAGAGTAATAATAGAAAAGAAATCTTCTTCTGGTTCTGATATAACAACAGGAGATGAAAGAAAAAAAGTAGGTGGTAAATATAAAATAGAGTCAGGTTCTTATAGTTTAAATTCTCAAGGTAGTCTTGGTATACAAAGTGGTGGAGGATTATCACTCAATATTACTGATTCTGTAAATGAATCTATATTTGGAGTGTTACCATCAATAACTTTAGACTATGCAAAAAAGACTACTGCCACTTTGGGTAAAATTGGAATAGAATGTACAGATAATTTAGTTTCAGGTGGAATTGAACTTAATTTAGGTCTTGCAGGTGTGGGAGGAGCTATAGCAATAAAACCTCCAGGCGATATAGAGTTGAATTCTAATTTAGGAACAAGTGGTATTTCAGGATCAGCATTATTAGGTAATGTATCATTTGATTCTTTAGCGGGATATGCACAAATGGCTAGTCTGTTGGCCACGATGAAATTAGATAGTTCGGGAGCAGCTTCCTTACAAGGATTATTAGGTGAAGTAACAATAGCTTCTTCAGGTAAAATAAAAGTTGCAGGATTGATTTCAACATTGAAAGAGATATTAGATGAACTAATAGATATAATGACAGAACATACACATCCAACAGGAACAGGCCCATCAGGTCCACCAATGCCACCAGCTACTGCTAAGTTGGCCTTATTGAAATCTCTAAAGGTTAGTGGGAGTTTTGAATAATATGGCATTAGTTAAAGCAACATTGTTTAGTGAGTTAATGGCAACGTATGGGGGTCATAGTCCTGATCCAATGAAGCCAGGAAAAGATATAGCAAAAGCATTTAAGAATTATTTAATGATGGGTCAAAACGCTGGTGGATTTCCTGCAGCAAATGTGGTAGATGCACCAACAGGATTAACGATAGGAGGAGTTTATGCAAGTATGTTACCATCTGGAGCAGCAGTTGGTACACAGATAGCATCAGCATTAACAACTATGGCAGCAACATTTATGTCTACAAATCAGATAGGGCCACCGGCGGTATCACCTTCACATACACCGGAATTGATACAATTATATTCTGGACATCAACCTTCAGGTATAAGTTTTTGTAAAGAGTTAGCAAGCATTTTAGATACATGGGCAAAAACATGGGTAGTGAGTGGATTAATTCCAGGCGCACCACCTGTTCCATTTTCAGGACCTTTATCATAGGAATACAATGGCAGGAGCAATTGAA